AGTTCTTTGATGTTGTGACCTTCACTGCAAATGGTTCTTCTAATCAAACCATTAGTCATAATCTTGGGTCTGTTCCAGCCATGATTATAACTAAGAAAACTAATGGGACAAATAATTGGTATACGTATCATAAAGGTCTTAATAATGGCACAAATCCAGAGCAATACTTTATTGAGTTAGATGGTACAGGTCAAGCACAAGGGGCAAATGCTAATTTTTGGAATAATACAGCCCCGACTGATACGCAATTTACTGTAGGATCTGCTTTTAACAGCGGAACATACGTAGCCTACATATTTGCTGATAACTCTTCTGAGGATGCAGAAGAACAGATGATCAAGTGTGGTACTGTTTCTGGTCAGCAAACACCTAATTTAGGATGGGAACCGCAATTTTTGTTAATGAAGCGCACTGATGGAGCAGGAGACTGGAGAATTTTTGATTCCATGCGTGGTCTTACTCCAGCTGGTCTTGACGATGCGCAGTTGCGTCCAAACTCAGCGGAACCCACAGGTTTTCTTGGTGCTTTAGGACTGAACTCCACTGGATTCTTTTCAGACCTTAATGGAAGTTACATTTACATGGCTATTCGTGCGCCAATGATGATTGAGCCAAAGGCAGCTACTGAGGCTTTTCATGTAAATGCAAGTAATGGCAACGGGGGTACTTCTTTTTACTCCACTGGCTTTGATGTGGACATGGCTATTACTAAAAAGCTAACTGGCGGTGTTAATTATATTTCAACTAGGTTTACTGGTCGGAACTGGTTACGAACTGAGGGTCAGAACGCAGAAGATACTAATGGGACGTTCCAATTTGATGTTAACAATGGAGTAACAAAATTAGGTGGGGGAGGAAACGGAAATGACCCGTATGTTACTTATATGTGGAAACGAGCAAAAGGCTTCTTTGATGTTGTAGCTTATACGGGTACGAATGCTCTGCACACAATTAATCACAGTCTGGGGGTGGCCCCTGAACTCATAATTATAAAAATGCGTAGCGGTACTCGCAGTTGGTCTGTTTTCAATTCATTCTCTGCATCAGGCTACCGCCGTGGACAACTTGAAGGTTCTTCTAGCTTTGGTACAGATTTACGCACTTATGACCTTAGTAATGGCTATGGTATGGCCAGCCAACCAACTAGTAGCTCGTTTCGGCTAGAGGCAGGAACCCTAATGAATGGCTCTGGATCAACTTATATTTCGTACCTATTCGCCACACTAGCTGGTATCAGTAAAGTCGGAAGCTATACTGGCAACGGCTCCTATCAGACGATTCCATGCGGCTTCTCAGCAGGTGCTAGGTTTATTCTAATCAGGCGCAGGGATCTTAACTCTAGTGAATGGTTTTACTGGGATTCTGCAAGAGGTATTGTGGCAGGTAACGACCCCCATGCGTACCTAAATGGTAGTGGAGCGCAAGTAACAAATGACGACTCGGTAGATCCGCATAACTCTGGGTTTATTGTCAATCAAGTAGCAGCAACTAACATCAATGTGTCGTCAGCGGCATACATATTTTATGCAATCGCATAAACAACCATAGGAAAAATCAACTATGAATTATCGTAATAAAACCACAGCAGCCGTAAGCACCCAAGGTGAACTACGTAGGGCTAACGCAAACACTTCATTCCCAAAAGTATGGGACGCAGCCGTTTGTACATTACTAAACATCGACCCTGTATTAGCTGCACCGAAACCCAGCCACACTGCATTGCAGCAGGTTAACTCTGTTGCTCCAGTTCAGGATGCTAATAACAACTGGGTAGAGGGTTGGGAAGTTGTGGACATGTTCGCTGACACTACAGTGGATGGCGTAACAACTACCAAGTCTGCTCATGAGTCTGCACACACTGCATCTCTTGTTGCTGTCGTTGCTGCTGCTGCTCGTACTACCCGTGATGCATTGTTAGCTGCCACTGACTGGTCTGGGAATTCCGACGTGACAATGGCATCGGGTATGACCACATACCGTCAAGCTTTAAGGGATGTGCCGGCACAAACAAACTTTCCTTCATCTATTACTTGGCCGACGCTATAAGCCTAGCTTATAAAAAGAGGTAGCTATGTCAATCACATACAGGGGTATAACGTTCGCTGGTTATAACAAGCCGAAGCGAACGCCTAGCCATCCTAAAAAATCCCACGCCGTTCTTATTAAAGACGGCGGCAAGGATCGGATGATTAGGTTTGGTGAGCAGGGCGCTTCTACTGCTGGCAAACCAAAAGCTGGCGAGTCGGATAAGATGAAAGCAAAACGTAAATCATTTAAAGCACGTCATGGCAAGAACATTGCCAAAGGTAAAACTTCAGCGGCCTATTGGGCCTCACGTACAAAATGGTAGGGGGTGATCTTGAGTCTGTATAAAAATATCCATGCAAAGAAAAAAAGGATCTTAGCAGGGTCTGGAGAAACCATGAAAAAGGCTGGAGCAAAGGGTGCTCCAACTGCAAAGAATTTTAAAACCGCTGCTAAGACAGTAAAGAAGAGGAAGTAAATTATGGTAGTAAAAAAGAAAGTACCTAAAAAAATGCATGTAATGCCTAACGGCAAACTCATGAAAAACTCAGCCATGCCTAAGAAGAAGAAGGCAAAAAAAAGTTATTAGAGTGTAATTAATGTGGTCTAGCCCTTTAGAATTATACCCAGTGCATGTGTCTCCGACTCTTGCACCTGAAGGGCAAAGACCATTAATTGAACCTACTACATATACAGTGAATGCAGAATATCTTGTGGTGCAGCCGTCTAGGGAGCCCTATGGGATTCCCCAAGAATATACACGGAGACTATGGATATGCTAGCAGAATTAATGGTCGCGAATGCGGCTTTTGCAGTTATTAAAAAAACGCTAGCTAATGGTAAAGAGATAGCGGACGCTGGCTCTGCGCTCACCAAATATTTTGGGGCAAGCCAGGCGATTGAACAGAAAGTTAAAACTGGTAACGGCGATGTGTTGGGCGCTTACCAAGCGAAGCAAGCTATAGAGCGACAGGAAAAAGAGCTAGAGTTTATGCTGAACAAACAAGGGTTGCTAGGCTACTACAAGTACTGCCAATTCCGTGATGACTTTTATAAAAAGCAGAAATCAGCGGCTAAGAAACATAAGGTTAAAGTTAATCAACGTAAAGAAAAATGGGCAACAGGTCTGTTAGTAACAATTATAATTGTGGTGATGATACTAGGGGTTCTTTTTGGTGTAGCCATTTATACGAGGTAACACATGGGTATTTTAAGTTTTTTAAATCCTATTGCAAGCTTAGGTAAAACTTACCTAGAAGGTAAGAACCATGTCGCCAAGGCTAAAACTGCAGCTGCTATAATAAGTTTAGAAGCCGACGCAGATGTTAAGGTAGCTGGTGCTAAAGCTGCACATAAGCTAGCGGACAACGGACAGACACAAGAATATAACCTGGACCTTGTAGCTATGCAGGCAATGGACAAGTCTTTTTTAGATGAGATTATGATTGCGCTACTGCTGGTGCCTATTGCAGCGTCGTTCTTAGGTTACCAAGCTGAAGTCACAGCTGCTTTTGAATCCTTTGCCTCAATGCCTGATTGGTATCAATACTTAGTACTTGGCGTTTACATTGTTAAATTTGGTATGCGCGGTTTATTGACTAAGCTAGTGTCTGGCAGGCTGGGCGTCCTAAACGCGAAAACTCCTTAGCTTTAATATATAATATAAGCTGTGCTAATATATTGGGATTGACATGTCAGATTTAGAAAAACGTATGACCAAAGCTGAGTACGTTCTTGAAGCCCAAGCAGAGCAGATTGAAGAGCTTGAAGAAGCCTTTAAGGGGCTTAGCACAACTCTTAATGGTATAGAAAAACTTCTAGCCCAGATTAAATGGATCGCAGTTGGCGCATTACTTGTCGTTGCCGTTAGCGATCATACTTTTAGTGCAACCTTAATGAAGCTACTATCATGAGCGATTGGAAATATTTTACCGAAGACGAGTTAAAATGCAGCCATTCTGGAAAGTGTCTGATGGACCCTGGCTTTATGATTACGCTTGAAGCCATCCGTATTAAATGTGATTTCCCTTTCACAATAACCTCTGCATACCGTGACCCTACCCACCCTATAGAAGCTAAGAAAGCAAAGCCTGGAACACATGCCAGTGGTCGTGCTGTTGATATAGCTGTGCGCGGTGACAAAGCTATTAAATTAATAAAGGTAGCTTTTGAGTTCGGCATTACAGGGCTCGGTGTTCAGCAAAAAGGTGGTGGTCGATTTATACATCTTGACGACCTAACAATTGATGATGGGTTTGCACGACCAAATATTTGGAGTTACTAATGGCTAATTTTAGCGTCTCACAGTTCAACGGCATTGCCCCTAAGATTGCTCCTCGGTTACTTGCCGAATCAATAGCGCAGTCAGCACTTAACGTGCGTTTAGATTCAGGTCGTTTAGAGGCGTTACCTGACCACTCTGCGTCAGTGACTACAGTACCAAGTGGAACCAACACAGTTTATCTCTACTCTGGCTCCATCTGGAAAAGCTACGCTTCACAAGTCGACATTGTTGAAGGTCCGATTGTGAATGACGTAACTGAACGGGTGTACTACACAGGTGAAACGTACCCAAAAGTATATCGAAATGACGGAGGTCCATATCGACTCGGTGTGCCAGCTCCTGCAGCTGCGCCAACTGTTTCAGTAACAGGCGCCGTATCGCCAGATGAACTAGAAGAGAGTAGAAGCTATGTTGTTACATTCGTCACTAGTTGGGGAGAAGAGGGCCCGCCATCATTTGCAAGCACAGCAGTTCCGTTTAGAAACGGACAGACTACAACGCTCAGCTTACCAGCTATGCCTTCTACTTCTGGCCTTAATTTTATTAATGGTTCTCTAAAACGTATTTATCGAACTAACACAGGTAGCTCCTCTACTGGTTTTCAGTTTGTTGGGCAAGTTGCATACACTGAAACAACTTTTCCAGACACAGTTGCCAGCACTGCACTAGGGGAATTAATCCCTTCAGTAACATGGATGCGTCCGCCCGACGACGACGCCACAACGTTTCCAACGGGCCCAATGCAAGGGCTATGCTCAATGGGCAATGGCATCATGGCTGGGTTTACTGGTAAGACACTCTGTTTTAGTGTGCCTTACCTACCGCACGCTTGGCCCGTTGCTTATCAGCTAGCAACAGAGTCAGAGATTGTAGCGATCAAGCCAACGCCCGGTGGACTAGTAGTTGGTACTAAGGGCAAACCGTACATCGCCCAAGGTTCAGATCCAGCGTCTATTAGCCTCATCCAATTGGAGAGTGACCAAGCCTGCGTCAGTAAAATGTCCATGGTAGATATGGGCGGGTATGTAATTTACGCCTCTCCTGATGGGTTGGTCACAGTGCAAGGTCAACAGATACAGTTAGTGACCGAAGCATTGCTACGCCGCTCACAGTGGCAGGCTTACAACCCAACTACTCTAAAAGCCATGAATTATGAGGGCACGTACATTGCCTCTAATGCTACAGAGAGTATTTTGTTCGACCCCCGTGGAGGCAAGAACGCTTTGTCTACAAGTAGTGAGACCTATGGCGGTGCTTACAATCATTTGGAAAGCGACTGTTTGTATTTTGTCGACGGCACAGCGGTCAAGAAATTTGGGCAGGGCAGTGGTTTTGCTAACTACGTTTGGAAATCTAAATCTTACGTTAGCACCAAGCCACGCAATTTAGGTTGGGCGCGCGTTGACGCTGACTCTTATCCTATTACGTTTAAGTTGTTTACAGACGTCACACCGCCAGCTCTTACTACATTTGCAGTTACAGTTTCTAATCCAGGTTCAGGAAATAAGTACTACATCGACGGAGTGATGCAAGCTACAGTTAGTTTAAAAGAAGGCTACACTTATAAATTTGATCAGTCAGCATCAAGCAACAGTGGCCATCCTTTAAGATTTTCAGCAACGTCTAATGGCACACATAACAGCGGTTCTGCTTATACCACTGGCGTCACAACAGTAGGAACTGCTGGTAGTGCTGGGGCTTACACGCAGATTGTTGTTGCTGCAAGTGCCGCAACATTGTACTACTACTGTACTAATCACAGTGGTATGGGTGGGACGGCAACGACGCCAGCGAATGCAAATCTTGCATATACTTATAGCGTAACTAGCAATGATCCTTTTCATTTGCCCTCGGGCAGTCGCGTAAAGCAATGGGAATTTGAAGTGGCAGGAACAGCGCCTGTAAACAGTATAAGCATTGCAGACAACGTGAACGAACTATTATGAGCAGACCTACAAAAGTAACAGCTATACCAGCCGTACCATCTCAGGTAGACCCTAACCTTAAACCTATATTGACTGCCGTAAAGGAAGCCTTAGAAATCCAAGTAGGGCAGCGCGGCGAAGCGCTGGACAAAGCTGTTACCTTTCGAGACCTGACCGAGTCTGGCATAGCTACGTTTAAAGCAAACGCTAACGCAAATATAATAGGGCAAACGGGCGGTGGAACTCTTTTACCAGCAGGTGCAACGATTAGCGACTCGACAGTGCCGCAAAATCCTTCTAACTTATCTGCAGCTGGTGCTTTTACTAATATTCTATTGTCTTGGAACGGAAGCTTTGCAAATAGAGCTGTTGCATCCGTAGAAATATTTCGCAGTTCCACTGACGTTTTAACTGCGGCAACACACATTGGTAGCACTCCTGGCAGCATTTATGTAGACACTGTTGACCCCGGCAGTACTTTTTATTATTGGGTGCGTTTTGTGTCAAACTCAGGTGTGATTGGTCCATTCAACGCCACTGATGGCACAGTTGCAACCACTAACAAATCAGTTGCTTCTGTATTAACCGATCTAAACGAAGCCATTGGTATAAGTTCCTTAGATACTGCTTTGTCAGAAAACATTGCTACCATTGGAACTATTGGTACATCAGTTACCTCACACACATCAGCTCTAGGCGCTCTTGAAGGGGAACAGTACATTAGAATTAATGGCGCAAACGAAGTTGCAGGATATGGCATTGCTGCTGGTGCTACCTCTAGCGAGTTCACAGTTAACGCAGGCTTATTTAAAGTCGGTAATGGAGTTGGCGGCAGCACTATACCGTTCTTTATTGTTATAGGTCACGGTATGACCGTTGCTGCAAACGGCACAAAATATACAAATACTCCTCAAAGCTATCAACTAGCAAACCATCCATCAGGCAAATGGTTTGCTGCTGGAACATACATGGACACAGCAATGATTGCTGATGCGTCCATAGACACCGCAAAAATTAACAACCTGACTGTTACTACAGCTAATATTACAGGCACATTAACTTCTGCTCAGATAGGCGCGGGAACAATAACCGCTGATAAAATCGGTGCTGGCGCTATAACAAGTAACAGGATTACGATGGACGGCAATATTCAATTTGCTAACACGCAGTCGGGCGTACAGTTTGGTAAAAACTCATTAGGTGATTCGACGCCGGGTGCATTTTTTGGGCGTTCTGGTGGAGTGGCTGGCTTTAACATCTCATCGCCTTCGAGCGGTATCTACGCAGACTCTGCTGGTCAAGTGGCATTGAACAACGTGCGCTTGTTCACAGGTTCGGCTGGCTCGGCAGCGGAGTTTCCAAACCCTGGCACTTTTACGCTTAACATTTCGTCCATAAGCACAACGATTACTATTATTGTTATAGGTGGGGGTGGTGGTTCATGTAATGCTGGCGTTTTTAATCCTCCTTACGGAAAATTAGCAGGGGCTTCAGGGACAGCTTCATATCTTAAATGGTACTCGGGGCTAAATGGTACAGGCAGTGTACTAGGTACTTACACAGCAGCTGGCGGTGCTGGAACGGCTGCAGGATCAGTGGGTTCAAACAGAAGTAGTGCTTCAGGCGTAGCTGGTCAAGCTTCATCGAAAGCCGCTGGTGGCACTGCTGGTAATTATTCTGGTGGCGCTGGAGGTCATGGTAGTTTCGGATCTGGCGGTGGTGGCCCAGCTGGTACAGACACTTTTAACGGTTCAAAGAACGCGCCTGTTAATGTAAGTGCTGGAGCAGGAGCGACTGTTTCACAGCTTATTAACAAACCAAATGGTGCGCAAAGCGTAAAGGTTTTTGTAGGTACTGGCGGCGCAGGCGGACAAGGGTTTAGTACATTTATCGGGGGCAACGGTAATGTTCAAGGAGCAAACGTGGCAGCAGGAGGCAATGGCGGCAACGGCTTTGTAGCAGTAGCCGATCCTAACTCAGGTGGCATTGAAGTTGACTTACTTTCAATCGTTAACCGACTTACAGCAGCAGGTATTTAATTAACTAAACAGTACCTACAAAGGTAATAAATGTGGCATCAGTTAAACGGCAGCGCATAAGCACCCAAGAAGCACGAATGAAATCGTCGTTAAAATTTGCAGAGGAACGAGAAAGACCTCCGTTACAACCGAAGACACCCAATCAAGATAAGTATCTTAAAGCATTAAAAAACCCACATTGCCCGGTGATCATTGCATCGGGTGTGGCGGGGTCAGGTAAAACCTTCCTAGCGTGCGCTTATGCCGCTGATCAATTCATGCAGAACCGTGTACAGAAGATCATTCTGTGTCGCGCCAACATTCCTACTGGCCGAAGTCTTGGCGCATTTAAAGGTGATAAAGACGACAAGATGATGAACTGGGTTATGCCTATGGTCGACGTACTCAAGCAGCGCATGGGTGCAGGCCGTTTTGACACAGCTTTGGCTAATGGCAACATCGAGCTGCAACCTTTAGAGACGATCAGAGGGCGTAGTTTTGGTGGTGAGAAAGAAGGTGCGATGGTGCTCATTGATGAAGCACAGCAGATGACTGTTGAAGAAATCAAAGCGGTGACTACTCGGATCGGTGAGAATTGTGTGTTGGTATTGATGGGCGACTTGGCCCAATCAGACATTAAACAATCGTCAGGGTTAGGTGTGTTAATCAAACTACTTGATAAACATAAGCTGCCGATTACAGTTATTGACTTTGAAATCTCAGACATTCAACGCAGCGATATTTGTCGTATGTTCGTGGAATTATTCTATAAAGAGGGGATATGATATGGAAGCATTATGGGAAGCGTTAGCATTTTTAGTACAGGCAATTACAGTGGGAGGGATAGCTGGCGTTGTGCTAGCGATCATTGGTATAGTGCCTGTAGAGATTCACCGTAACATAGAACTGCACGTTAACAACAAGGAAGAAGGAGCTAGGATTTTAAAATCCTGGGGGCTAGCTTTAGGCACTGAACCAGAGGACGAAGAAGGCTAAATAGGGCTTAAAAATTGCTGGCAGGAATGCTGGCAAACTGTCCCGAAACAACCCGATTCTACCCTAAATGCTGGCAAAATAATTTCGTTAAGTTATTGATTTATAACGATAAGTAGAGTGCATTTAAAAGATCGAGTCTCTCCGTCCGCACCATTCGAGCCCTTGATTTATAAGGGTTTTATTTTCAATGCTGGCAAAATGCTGGCAGAAGGTACACGATTATGTACTTAATTCCCCAAGTGCTTCTTATACGCTTCCTCTAATTTAGACCCGTGCTTCACACCTGTTTGCTGAATAAACCGTGCGTAATATTTCAGCGTGGTCGAACTGTCAGCATGTCCCATTTGTTTTGAAATATAAGACAGGTTCTCGCCAACGGCTAACATGGTCGATGCGTAAGTGTGTCGAGTTTGATAAGGGACTCTATAACGAACGCCTGCTTTCTTTAAAGCGGTGATCCACTGAGCTCGTATTTTATTAGTCGTAGACCAAGGCTGACCTGTGAGCGGGTTCAGAAAAACAATGTCATTAGGCGGAGTAGATTTAATAAATGAATATTCTTTGTACGCTTTTAAACACTTCATTGCAGGTTCGACTACATCAACTGTTCTAAAAGAGGCTTGTGATTTAGGTGGCTGGAACGTATTAGGGCTAGCATCAACGATTACTTGGTCAATTAGCACAGTACATCCAACGAAATCGACACGACACCAACATAAACCTCGGATTTCTTCTGGGCGCAGACCTGTAAAGAACTGGAACATTAACTGCAATCCAAGTTGTCTAGGAGCGGCTCTGATGATAGCTTCTCGTTCTTCCCAAGAGAAAGGGTCAATTCGAGTGGCTTCAGATTTTATAACCACTGTTTGTTTTTTGAGCTTTTTACCTAATAGGGGATTCACAGAGATAATCCCTTCTTCTACTGCTTCGTTGAGCGCATCACGCAGCACAGCGATACGCTGGGCGCGAGTACTAGGCAGCACATCCATCGCTAAAGCCCAGTCTTTAACCATTGCCCAGGTCACATCAACGACGCAAGTATTAGCAAGCTCAGTTCCTAAGAGCTGCCCATTGATAATCCGCTTATAGAATATGTAAGTACCAGGTCCGATGCTGTAGTGACTGTTAAGCCAATGTTCTAGAAAGGTATAGAAGTTTTTGCGGTCAGAATATAGCAACGCCCTTGGAGAATTGGGAAACGTGGCTAAGTAGTCGAACGTCCCTAATTTAATAGATTCATTGATTTGCGCTAAGTGAACATAGCATCGTTTTAGATTAGCGGGCGTGGGCTCAAGTTTGATTGATTCGCGTTGCCTGTCTTTGGGTGTTGGGTAGCGGAAGACAATTTCGATCGTACTTTTAGAGATCGCTCTGACGTTCTTGAACTGCTCACTTTTCGGTCTACCCATGCTTCGTACCCTCCAAGGCTAATCAATATCCTATTGTCGGGTGCTCTAGAGAATACTTCATTCTCTTGCCACACACCTTCACTTATTTTAGAACGTATGGCTATTTCTGTATAGCCTGATAATTCTGAAAACTTACTAATCGTTACTCTATCTAGCATCTTCATATGATTCAACCAATTTATTGAGATACCACGCTGCCTTTTTGGCATCCTCTGCGGTGTCCCATTTTTCCCTCCATAGGTATTTAATTACGGTCGCTCTGCAATGGGCCCGGAATCCTTCCGGTCCTAGTGCAGCGCGTATGGCGTCAATGCATTGCATTCCTGTATCGGATTGATAGTGCATTGGTTGTTTAA